CTAAGGAGCACGCCTCGAAAGCGTGTGAGGGGTAACCCCCCTCCGAGGGTTCAAATCCCTCCGCCACCGCTTCCGCCCATCATCTGTTCGCGCAGGTGATGGGCATTTTTCTTCGCCGCAGAACGCGCGGTCGGGGCTTGTGCCCACATTTTGCCCACATTCGGGTGTGCCCACATCGTGCCCACGCTCCGGCGGCGCGTATGCCTTGTCCATCGCGCTCGCTACCTTGTCGAGGTCTTCGTCGAACAGATCGGAGTAGGTGTTGAGCGTCTCCTTGGCGTCCTTGTGGCCGAGCAAGCGCGCCAGCGCCAGCACGTTCGCGCCCGCCGATACCGCCAGTGACGCGCAGGTATGGCGTAGGTCATGAGGCGTGATCGGCTGCACCTCTGCCCGCTTCACGGCCCCTGTGAACCAACCATCAACGGTCTTCGGCCGCGGCAAGTACTTGGTCGCGTCGTCCGGATGCAGGAACACCAGAGCATCGGGAGCGCGCCCCTTGATGTGCGCGACCAACTCGGTGAGGACGAACCGGGGCACCGGGACGCTACGAATCTCCTTGCCCTTGGTCGGCCCCTTGGCGTGGTCGACACCAAGTTGTACAGCGTTGTCGGCCACCGTAAGTCGGCCCCGGACGATATCAACGTCACGGACCCGCAATGCGATCAGCTCACCCCAGCGCGGACCGCAGTAGGCCAGCATGAGCACCAAAAGGCGATGTTTACCAGCCTCTTTCGCTAGACGGGCCACGTCGTCGGACTTGAGGTAGACATGCCTCTTCATGGTCTTCGTCGGTAGCACTCGGGAGACGGTCTTGCCGCGTGCGAGATTCTTCGGCAGGAGCTTCTTGGTCTCGACCGCCGTATCGAGGATGCTCGCGAGGACGCCGAATGCGCGGATAACCGTGGTCGCCCCGGCATTGATATCAGGCTTGCCTTTGGCCTCGGCGCGTTCCTGAGCGGCCAAGCGCATGTCAACGATCCAGTCCCGCACCGCATCCTGAGTCACGTCGCCGATGCGGACGCCGCCCCATCGCGGTTCGACATGTGTGCGCCATGCGGAGTCGAGAGTCCGATAGTTGGAGGGCGCGACGCTGGCCTTCTTCTCCTTCAACCAGTCGGGAGCCAGTTCGGCAACCGTGATGCGGCCCAGTGACGGCGCGATGTAGTCGCCGGTCATCTTCTTGACCTCGACCGTATTCAAGAACTGCTCGGCATCGCGCTTGCGCTTAAACCCGCGCTTGTCGGTCTGCTTTCCGTTGGGCATGCGGTAGCGGACGCGGTACCGAGTGCCCGACTTGGTTTCGTACGACTCGACGCTCGCCATCAGCTATCCCTCAATCGGTGCGTCGGGATCTCCGGCGCGCAGGTCTCGCAGCATCTTTTGGAACAATTCCGCCGTGTATTCACGGTGCCCTGTGCCGGGTACCTGCCCGAACTTCATGCCTTCGGTAGTCCAGCGGGGTAGTGCGTCGGCAATGAACTTCATTCCGTCGCGGACGTCGCGTTGATCTTCCGTTTTGCCGACATGCTCGATAGGCACCTCGAGGCTTAGCCACCCGAGGATGTCCTGTGCCGGGCCTTCGATGCCGGTCGCGCTGACCGGATCGTCGCGTCGTGCGGCGTCTGGCATCAGCAATGTGGTGGGCGAGACCTCGAGCGCCACAGCAAGGGCCAAGAGGTCGTCGGCATCAACTCGCCGCTCTCCCGCTTCGATTCGAGAGAGGCCGAGCACTGGGATCTGCCGGTTGATGGAGTCCAGTCTGCGCGACAGTTCGGCATATGTGAGGTTGAGGCGCTTCCGGTGTCGGGCGACGTTCGCCCGGACGGCTTCACCGGTCGGTCCCAGTGGGTTCATTTTCGGAGCCATGAGCGAAGACTATCAAAATGATCTGACTATGTATCAACTTGACTCCGATTCGTTCAATCTGCATCATCGGACTGGAAGATCAAAGCGATGCAGATACGCATCATTTCGATAGGAATCGCATGGCTGACGAACGCTTGACCCCGAAGCAGCTCGCCGGACGTTGGCATGGTCGGCCGAACGAGCGAACGCTCGCGCAGTGGCGCTATCTGCGGGTCGGCCCTGACTACATCAAGGTTGGCAAGCACGTCTTCTACCCGCTGTCCAGCGTTCTGGAGTTCGAGGAGCGGAACACCGTGAAGTGCAACGGCGTGGGCGCGTGAGCGCAACCAGCGCATTCGAGCGCTTCGTCGATGCTTTGGGAGGCGCTGGCTGCAAGGTCACGGTCAAGGGGGACCGTGGCCGCGCCTCCGCGCCGGGCCACAGCCACGACGACGACGGAATCTCGTTCCGGCGCACCGAAGACGGTGTGATCTTCCACCCCTTCAATGCCGATCCTGATGGCGTACTTGATTCTCTCGGGCTGTCCAAGGTCGATCTGTTCGACCGTCCGCGTACTCGCTACGACTACCCGGACGGCCGCCAGGTCATTCGCTTCTACACCAGGGGAGGGAACAAGAAGACCTTCGCTCAGGGCGGGAAGAAGGAGGGCAAGGCCCTGTTCGGGTCCGACCGTCTCTCCGCCGACACTGACACGGTCATCTATGTGGTGGAGGGTGAAAAGGATGTCGTTGCGGCCCGCGCGGCTGGTATCTACGCGGTAACGCAGAACCAGGGCGCGGACCATCCGCCGGGCAGGGCAGATTGGTCGCCGCTGGCCGACCGCACTGTGATCGTCGTCGCCGACCGAGACGACAAAGGCCGTGCTCGCGCCGACAAGGTCGCCAAACACCTTGTCGGACTAGCGAAGTCGGTGACGGTCGCCGAGGTCAAGGCAGGTAAGGATCTGGCCGACCACATCGCCGCCGGGCATAGTGCGGAAGACCTTGTTGTGCTCGGTGAGGTGCGGCCCGCACGCAAGCTGAAGGTCACGCGCGGCTCCGAGGTGGCAGCCAAGCGGGTGCGGTGGGTCATGCCCGACTGGATGCCGGCCGGATCTCTCACCCTGCTCGCCGGGCGTGAAGGTCTCGGTAAGTCCACGATCGCGGCGCAGGTAGCGGCCGAGGTGACGTGCGGCGGACTGGCCGGAGGCGAGTGGTTCGGGCAGCCGCGCACCGTGATCTACCTGCACACCGAAGACAGCCGCGAACACACAGTCGCGCCCCGGCTCCGCGCCGCGGGTGCGGACATGTCGCGGGTGCTGTTCCTGGACGTGCAAACCGAGCACTCCGACGCCGGGGTGCTGTCGCTGCCATCGGATATCGCCATGCTCGACGGCGTCATCACCGCCGAGCGGGTGTCGCTAATCGTGCTGGACGCGGCCACCTCGGCCATGTCGGCGGAACTGTCGGGCAAGGACGACCGACAGGTGCGGCAGTTCCTCGAGCCACTGGCCCAGCTCGCCGCCCGGCGTGACTGTGTGGTGCTGGGCGTGTGCCACTTCGGCAAGCGCGACGGCAACGACACCGGGAAGTTGATCCTCGGCTCTATCGCATGGTCGCAGGTGGCCCGGTCGGTGCTCGCGGTCGCCCGCGACGACGAGGGCGGCAACCTGGTCGTGACGAACACCAAGGGCAACCTCGCCCCGCGTACCCGGTCCATGGAAGCGGTGATCGAATCGACCACGGTCGCCACCGAGGACGGCCCGGCCGAAGTCGGTGCGATCCGCTGGTTGGGTGAGACCGACCGTGACGCCCGCGAACTACTCGCCGGAGCTGCTGGCGCCCACGACGAGGACGAGAAGGCCGAGCGCTCGACGGCCGAGAGGTGGCTGCGGGACTACCTTGAGGCGGCCGGGTCGGCGAAGTCGGCCGACGCCAAACGCGACGGCGTCAAGGCCGGATTCTCCGACCGGACACTACAGCGGGCGCGCCGGAAACTGGGCGTGGAGATCTCCGACAGCGGCTATCCCCGCACCACCTATTGGCGCTTGCCTACCAGTGCTGCCACCGACACCGCCGACGCCCTCACACGTGGCACGATTGGCACGACTGGCACAACTGAACCCGACCAGGGAAAACAGGGTGGCACGACTGAAGAGAATCCGCAGTCGTGCCAACCGCCCACACATGACACGACTGCGGCACAACCGGCCGACAAGTGCCCGGTGTGCGCGTACGCGCTCGGCGCCATCGCTGCTCGTGATGGTATCCACGCCGACTGTCGTGACCGAGCGGCCACCACCGATCATCAACTCCGGCTCGTCGGCGGGGGCGCGGCATGACCTTGCGCCCCTGCCTGGAATGCGGTGAGCCCAGCGAAGCCGCCCGCTGCCCGGATCACGCACGTACCGATGACCGGGTGCGTGACCGTGATCATGTGCATTGGAACGGTGCCCGGTGGAAGCGGTTGTCGCGTCGGCTGCGGCAGATCCAGCCGTGGTGCACATCGTGCGGTGCCACCGACGAGTTGACCGTCGACCACATCGAACCGGTCTGCGCACGCCCGGACCTGGCCTACGAGCTGGGCAACCTTCAGGTGCTGTGCAAGCGGTGCAACAGCCGCAAGGGCACCAGGGGGATAGCCCCTGCACGGGTGGGTTCTCCGTCCCCGGGGCAGGCGGAGTTCGCGTTACACACCGTGCGGGGCCGGTCATGAGGGCGGGGCCGAAGGGGCAGATCACCGCCGAGCCCCTGGATTTCAAGGGCTGGCCGCGTGACCGGGCCAAGCGCCGCGAGCGGTTCATCAAGACGTATTTGGTCACCCCGCGCGGGCACGGTGCCGGAAACCCGTTCGTGCTGCGTGGTTTTCAGTCCGAGATCGTGCGGGGCGCGTTCGCTCCCGGTGTCCGTACCGCCTTGGTGTCGATTCCGCGCGCGAACGGCAAGACCATGCTCGCCGCCGCGCTGGCGCTGGCGGAACTGTTCGTCGGCCCGCCCTCGGCTGAAGTCCTCGTCGTCGCCTCCGATCAGCGCCAGGCCAACATCACCCTGCGGTACGCGCGCCGGATGGTGGAGCTGAACCCGGTATTGGCGGAGCGGGTGCAGGTTTACGCCGACCGGCTGTATGTGCCGGAGAACGATGCGACCTTGTTGCCGCTGCCCGCTGAACCGGGTGCGCTGCACGGGCATGACCCGTCGCTACAGATCGTCGACGAGTTGCATGTGGTCACCGAGCAGGTGTGGGAGGCCGTCACGTCGGTAGCGGGTAAGCGCCCGGAATCGTTGACCCTGGCCATCTCCACTCCGGCGGGTAGCCCGGACTCGATCATGTGGCGCCTGGTCGAACACGGCCGTGCCGGGGACGATCCGGCGTTCTACTTCCGCGAGTTCGCCGCCCCGCCCGGGTGCGCGGTCGACGACCGGCAGGCGTGGCGGATCGCGAATCCGGCCCTGTCGTGCAAGGACCCGTTCCTGTCCGAGGACGGACTCGAGGCAGCGCGGAAGACGATCCGGGAACCGGTGTTCCGGCAACTGCGGTTGGGCCAGTGGGTGACCGGTGCCGAAGCGTGGTTGCCGTGGGGAGCGTGGGCCGCGTGCGCTGTCGAACGTGACAGGCTGACACTCTCGACGAACAAGGCCCGCGTGGTGCTGGCCTTCGACGGATCGGCGTCGGGGGACTCTACGGCGCTGGTGGGCTGCACCCTGGACGGGCACCTGTGGGTAGAAGGGTTGTGGGAGAACCAGAACGATCCCCGCTGGCGGGTACCACGCGCCGACGTCGACAACGCTGTCGCGGTCGCATTCGACACCTATGACGTGGTGGAGCTGGCGTGCGATCCGTGGGGGTGGCGCAGCGAAATCGAGACATGGGCCGCCCGGCACGGGGAGAAGCGGGTGCTGGAGTGGAATACCGCGCACGCGGCGCGGATGGCACCGGCCACCGACCGGTTCTATCAAGCCGTGGTCACCCGGACCATGACCCATGACGGTGATCCGCGCCTGGCCGCGCATATCGCGCACTGCGTCGCCAAACCCACCCCGATGGGAGACCTCGTCTCCAAGGACAAGCGCGGCTCGCCCCGCAAGATCGACGCCGCTGTCGCCGCCATCGTCGCCTTCGACCGCGCCGCATGGCATTCCACGAAATCCAGCAAGAAACGAGTGAGGAGTTTCCAATGAACGATCTACTGACCCGGCTGCTCCAGCGGCTCGACGAACCCGCCGCCCGCTATGCGGAATTGGACCGCTACTACACCGGCCGACAACCTCTTGCGTTCCTGTCGCCGGAGGCGAAAACGGCGCTGGGCAACCGGTTCGGCCGCATGGCCTCCAACATTCCTCGCCTGGCGGTGACCGCGCTGGCCGAACGGCTGCGGGTCACCGGATTCACCGGCGCGCAGGTGTGGGAGGACTGGACTCGCAACGACCTCGACCAACTGGCCGGAGTCGCCCACCGCGAAGCACTGCTGCTCGGGGACGCCTACGTGATCGTGTGGGCCGACCAGTACGGGCGCCCGAAGGTGACTGTGGAATCTGCCAAGCAGGTTGCTGCCCTGACCGATCCGGGAACTCGGCGCATCACCCACGCGGTGAAACGGTGGGAGACCGATACCACTACCGAGGCAGTCCTGTATGGGCCGACTGAGATCCTGCGGCTGCGCGCCGAGCAGACGGGCGCCACCACGGCAGGGTTCCGGGTGGTCGAAACGCTGGCGAACCCGCTCGGTGTCGTCCCGGTGGTGCGGCTGCGCAACACCGACCGGTTGTTGGAGGAGGGGTGCAGCGAGATCGAGGATCTGAAGCCGTTGGTGGACGCGCTCAACAAGTCGCTGGCCGACATGATGGTCACTAGTGAGTACGTCGGCCGGCCGCGCCGCTGGGCCACCGGTATCGAGCTGGAGGAAGACGACGCCGGCCGCGCGGTGAACCCGATCCCCGAAGGCAACCGGGCCATGATCAGCGAATCCGCCGACTCGAAATTCGGGCAGTTGGCCGCTGCGGACCTGTCCGGCTACGAAGCGTCGGTGCGGGTACTGCTCGGTCAGATCATGGCCGTGTCCGCGCTGCCCGCCCACTACGTCGGCGTGTTCACCGACAACCCTGCCAGCGCCGATGCCCTGCGCGCTTCCGAGGCATCGCTGACCGCCCGAGCCGAGGCACGGCAAGCCCAGTTCGGGCGCGCGTGGGAAGACGTGGCCCGCCTGATCGTCGCCGTCCGCGATGGCACCGGCCCCGAGCAGGTGGATGTGCGGGTGCAGTGGGCCGACGCCGCTACTCGTTCGGTAGCTCAGGAGGCCGACGCGATCGTGAAACTGTTCACCGCCGGACTCCTGCCCGCCCCCTACGCGCTGCGGCGCCTCGGCTACACCGACGACGACGTACACACCATCCCCTCTATCCCCGCCATCGCATAACCCACCACATCAGGAGGCCATCCCATGCCCGAAACCGATATCCAGAACACCGACGACAACCAGATTGCCGACACCGACACCATGGCCGATCAGGAGATCCGACAGACCGACCCCCCTACCGACACCGACACTTTCGACCGTGCCTACGTCGAGAAACTGCGCCGGGAGAACGCCCGATACCGGGAGCGCTCGACCCGGGTCGACGAGATCTCGCAACGGCTCCACACCGAACTCGTCCGCGCCACCGGCAGACTGGCCGACCCGACCGACCTGCCGTTCGACGCCGAGCACCTGAACGACCCGGAAGCACTACTGTCCGCGATCACAGAACTACTCGACCGCAAACCGCACCTCGGGCGCCGCACCCCGACCGGGGACGTGGGCCAAGGCGCCACCGGTACGGCAGGCACCGTGGACCTGGCGGGCATCCTGCGCGGACGCGCCGGATAGCGCGGTGCCGGTACGATAAGGGGACGTTCCCGGTGAACGTCCCCTTTCTCGTCCTGGTGGCAGTGGGTAGACCGATCCCCTTGTCACGGAAGGACACCCCGTCATGGTCGAAACGACCGCCAACGCTGAACTGCTCAACGACCAGGTTGTCTCGCTGCTCGTCCAGCCCCTCGAGGCCGCGTCCGTGGTCCTGTCGTCGGGGCCGCGCATCTTCGACACCTCCGGCGTGCTGCGCATCCCCAAACTCACCGCGGGCCACACTCCGGGTTTCGTCGCCGAGGGCGGACTGATCCCCGACACCGCCGACGTGAGTTTCGACGAGGTCACCCTCATGCCCACCGAGCGACGCGCAATCAAGACGATCCTGCGCTACACCAACGAGTTGGTACGCCAATCGGTGATCGGCATCGACGCCGTGCTCAAAGCCCGCCTGGTCAAGGACGTCACAGATCTGCTCGACACCGCCCTGCTGACCGGCAACGGCGCTACCGACTCGATCACCGGCATCATCAACCAGCCCGGAGTCACCACCGCCACCCTAGACATCTCGAACCCGGACAGCCTGCTGGACGCGATCGCCGCGCTCAACGCCCTCGAGGTCAACCCCGACCGGTGGTTGCTCTCCGGCGCCGACTTCGCCGCCCTGCGCAAACTCAAGGAAGGCACCCAATCGGCCCGCTACCTCCTCGAACCCGACCCGTCCAAGGCCAGCACCACCAGGTTGTTCGGCATCCCCGCCACCGTCACCAACAAACTTCCCGCCGGAACCGCCGTGCTAGCGGATTTCTCGAATATCGCTGTAGCACGAGATGTTTCACCGTCCATCACCGTGCTGTCGGAACGTTACGCCGAATATGACGAGATCGGGCTGCGGGTGACCACTCGCTACGACCTCGGGCTTCTGCACCCCGAAGCCGTCGCCGTTCTCACCCCGGCGGCGCCGTGATGGCAGTCACCGGTCAACAGGTGGCTGATTTCCTCGGCCGAGGCAGCGAACCGGAGTTCGTTGCCCTGGCCGGGCAGCACGCCGCCATCACCACCGCCCTCGCCTCGGCCTACACCCGGGGCGAAGGCTTCACCGATGGTGAGCCCAACGACGACATCGCCGCCGTCATCACCACCGCCACCGCCCGGCTGGTCGCCAACCCTGTGCAGCTCCAGCACCTCGACACGGTTGGCCCGTTCACCGAGCAGTTCAGCAGTGCGTTTCGGGGCTGGAATCTCGCCGAAACCTTCGTCCTCAACCGCTACCGCAAGCGAGCACTGTAGTCGGCGCCGGCTATTCGTCGTCCTCATCCTCGATCCGCCGCCGGATCGCCTCCACCGAGCGATCTTTCGGGATGCGCTCGGGCCACAGGATCGCCGTCACCAGCACCGCCACGGGCAGGCCGATCACGACCACCCACCCGAGGGTGATCCATCCACAAGTCATCGAATTTCACTGTCCGGCGACAAGATCAGTTCCATGTCGATCACTGGCAGAGTCATGGCCGCGATGGCCGACAGGGCATCGGGGCAGAGTTCGTCCAGTTCGTCGATGGGGATCGGCCACCCGTCCAGGTCGACAATCGACCATGTGCCGTCGATGTGCTGGAGGTACCGCCCCGGCACTTGCGCGTGATCCATGGCTTTGTCCCCTTCGGTTGCCTCTTGGTACGCACCCGCCGCCGGGGACCAACGGGGGCAAAGTGTCTACCCGGCGGCGGGGCTTGCTCAGAGCCTCCCGTATGAGCGGTGTCCGGCAAGAGTGGCAGGCAGGGTGGCATACGGGGAGCGCTCGCGGCCGGTCCCGCCGGACGAAACTGCGCTAGTGGCATAGGAGTGGTACCCCTCGAACGAGGGCGCGCGGTGAGGATGGATAGTGCAGGCTCGGTGGCATGTCGGCGGACACGGGAACATTGATCAGGCAGTTGCGTGTTGCTAAAGGCTGGAGCCAAGGAAAGCTTGCCAGCGAGTTGTCCGGGGTGTCCGGATGCAACATGACTCGCGAGTACATCTCGCGCCACTGGGAGTCGGGTAAAACCGAGCCTTCGCCGTTCTGGCTCGGGCATCTCGCGACAGTGCTGGACTGCCCGCCGGAAGTGTTGGAGGCCGACGTGAACCGCCGCGATTTCCTATCTCATCTCGCCGCGACCTCGATAGCACCTGTCGTCGCATCCGATCTTCTGTCGCAAGGGTTTACGACACGACTGCATGGTTCCGGTCCCAGCGTGGAAGCGTGGGAAGCGAAGCTTTCTCAGTACGGCACCGATTACATGCGTCAGGGTGCGGCCCAGATTCAGCAGCGCCTCGCCGCTGACCTGGTCGTGCTACAGCAGCAATTGGACTCGCCGCGTATGTGGGCTGTCGCGGCGCGGCTGATGACGCTGTTCGCGAAGACGTATCCGGGCAGCGACGGGAACAAGGCCATTTCGTGGTACCGAATGGCTTCGGAGGCAGCCGACCGATCGGACGACACCGACCTTCAGGTCTGGGTGCGTGGTCGGGCCGCGATCGCGCTCGGCTACGAAGGCGCCTCGTTGTCGGTTGCCCATCGGTTCGCCGACCAGGCTCTAGCTATCAGCGATCGGCATAGCCTCGGACGCCTGAATGCCCTCTGGGGTAAGGCACACGCGGCGTCCCTACAGGGCGATGTACGCACCGCGCACGAATTGATCGACACGGGCCGCCGCGAATTCGATGTGTCCTACAGCGAAGAGCAGACCAGCGATTACGCCGTGCCCTGGTGGCGCGTGAATGTCTTCCTGTCCCTACTGGCCGCCCGCATCGCCGACGAACGGCTCGCCGTCAAAGCGCAGGACGACGCCCGCGCCGAACTTCCCCCAGAGTTGCCGCGATTCGCAACCCATCTCGATATGCACAAAGGGCTCATGCTGGTACGGGCTGGAGACCGTGACCAAGGCGTCGAGCTCGCCCGCGCCGCGCTCGACGCCCTACCGCCAGAGAAGCACTCACTGACGCTCCGGATGCTGATGGACGAGATCACCGGCCAATGACGCGGGGCTCGGCACCGAATGACCGGACCTGCCCAGTGCCCACATTTTGCCCACAATCGACCGAGAACCAGCGTTATTCACCCTGAATGTCATAGATGTGATTTCGCAGGTAAAGCCCTATTCGACCCCCTGACCAAGATCGCTAGAAGAGTTCAAATCCCTCCGCCACCGCCATGTAACACAGCCGGGTCTACCGCGCAAACGCGCTGGTAGGCCCGGTTTCTTTTCCACTCGCTAACCCTGCGATCCACTCGCGTCTACCCGCGTTCGCTCTCAAATTCTTATCACGACAGACGCATTGTGGACGGCCGTGGAGCCCGACCACCACCACCCCAGCACAGCGCCAGCCGCGTGCATCACATGCGCCTACATGACCGCCAGGCGGTGCCAGCGCCATCTCGCCGAGTCCCAGGCTCGCCCATCGGACCCGACCGTATGGCACACCCCTCGGCCCGGACAGAGCGGCGATTGCTGACAGGATGCCAACTCCGGCATGGACAATGAGCGCCACCGGCATACTGCCGGAACGGACTGTGTCGTCTCTCGAATATTGCTGTAGCACGAGATGTTTCGCCGTCCGTCACCGTGCTGTCGGAGCGGTATGCCGAGTACGACGAGATCGGGCTGCGCGTGACCACTCGCTACGACCTCGGGCTTCTGCACCCCGAAGCCGTCGCCGTTCTCACCCCGCCGGCGCCGTGATGGCAGTCACCGGTCAACAGGTGGCTGATTTCATCGGCCGGGGCACCGAACCGGAGTTCGTTGCCCGGCCGGGCAGCACGCCGCCATCACCACCGCCCTCGCCTCGGCCTACACCCGGGGCGAAGGCTTCACCGATGGTGAGCCCAACGACGACATCGTCGCCGTCATCACCACCGCCACCGCCCGCCTGGTCGCCAACCCTGCGCAGCTCCAGCACCTCGACACCGTGGGACCGTTCACCCAGCAGTACAGCAACGGCTTCCGGGGCTGGAACCTCGCCGAAACCTTCGTCCTCAACCGCTACCGCAAACGAGCACACTAGGGCAGGCGGTGCCGATCACCCGCCGTCCTCGTCCTCGATCCGCTGCCGGATACCCTCCACGGACCGATCTTTCGGGATACGTTCGGGCCACAGAATCACGGCCACCAGCACCGCCAGGGGCAGGCCGAACACGGCCACCCACCCGAGCATGATCCACCCGCCGCTCAT